AACCCGGCCACACCGACCCCATGCACGGCGTGCCGTTGCAGCTCATGGCCGACCCCGGCTCTGGCCTGGCCGGTGCCTTTGTCAACCTGGTGCGCCGCCTGCGCATCAAGCTGATCATCAACGCCCCTGGCAACCCGCGTGCCAAGGGGCAAGTAGAGCGAAGCCAGAACATTGTGGAAATGGGCTTTGAACACCAGTTTCGCAGCCACCGCCCAAAGAACCTGGCTGACCTCAATGCACGCGCCCAAGTGTGGGCCAACCACTACAACGCCACCCAAATTCATAGCCGCCACGGCTTAACCCGATACGCCAAATGGCGCGAAATCATGCCTGAGCAACTGCGTACCGCCCCCACCATTGAAGTCTGCCGCGAGCTGCTCACCGCCCCCCACAAAGACTGCCGGGTGGACAACTACGGATACGTGCAGTTTGGCGGTGGTGGGCGCAAGTGGGACGTGCGCAGCGTACCCGGCGGTGTGGCGGCAGGCCAAAAGATTGCCATCACCTACAGCGCCTACAACGACCAAGAGGTATTTGCCGTGCTGGTGGGGGCCGACGGCCACGAACTGCTGCACCCCTGCCCGCTGCTGCAATATGACGATCACGGCTTTCATGCCGATGCCCGTGTCAAAGGAGCAGGCTACCAGGCGCTCAAAGACACCGCTGCAGACACCAACCGCAAGCAGGCCAACCTGCTGGCCACCGGTGCTGACACCTTGGAGGGTGCAGCCATTGCCCGCAGGGCCAAAGGTTTTGAGGTGTTTAACGGTGCAGTGCGCTTTGACCACCTGGCCGCAGAGCTGGCAGCACTGCCGGTAAGCTTGGCGCGTGCTGCCCAGCCACTGCAACTGCACACCAGCACCCCCGCGCAACCAGTGGCTGCCAGATTGCTCACCCATTTTGAGGCTGCTGCGGCGCTTACTGGCATGGGCGTGAGCGCCTCGGCTGAGCGCAATGCGGCCATTCTGGCCTATGCCAATGGGGTGCCTGAAGATGATTTGCCAGCCATCAAGGCGCGCCTGACGGTGCGTGCTGGCTTGCGGGTGGTCAACGGGGGTTCGCTATGAGCCGCAAACCGGGCGCAAATGCGTCAAACCGTGTTTCTAAATGTTCCAAAGAAAAAAACCATACCAGTGCCGCCATGATCCCTGAAAACGCCTCACAAGCGCCCACAGCGAGCCCAGCCGCTGAACTGTTGAAAACCCTTGGGATTCCACAAGCCGACCTGTGCCGCGCCACCGGTATGAGCCGCGCCACCATCAGCCGCCTGGTGGTGCATGGCCAGTGGCCGGTCTATCAGGCTGATTTGGTGTTGGAAGACATTGAGGGCTACCTGGTCAAGCGTGGCCTGACCCCTACCCAAGTGCAGCGCATCACCCTGGCGTTGCAAAACAAGTTGGCCCCAGAGGTATCTCACACCCCTGAGGCCGTTCCCCAAGTCCCAACTGAAACTGAAACTGAAAAGGAAGCCACCATGCTACTGCAAAACCATGAGCTGTATATCGAAACGCAGGACCACTTCAAGTTAGAGCGAAACCCGTTTGTTGACGACATCAACAGCCGCGCCGACGTGTTCACCAGCGCCGGCACGCGCCGGGTGCGCAATGCCATGCTCAACGCCGCCACACAGCACGGCTTTATTGCCGTGGTGGGTGAAAGCGGCAGCGGCAAAAGCACGCTGCGCAAAGACCTGGAAGAGCGCATCCGCATAGAGAAACTGCCCATTCGCGTGATCAAGCCATACATCGTGCAAATGGAGCCCACTGAAACCAGGGGCAAGCCGATGAAGAGCGCCGAAATTGCCGATGCCATTGCGCGCACGCTGGCCCCCGGTATGGCGCTCAAAGCCCGGGCCGACTCGCGCTTTGAGCAGGTGCACGAGCTGCTGTGTGCCAGTGCCTCAGCAGGCTACAGCAATGTCATTGTGATCGAGGAGGCACACCGCCTGCCGCTGACCACGCTGCGCCATCTCAAAGGCTTCATGGAGTTGGAGGACGGCATACGCCGCCTGCTGGGCGTGTGCTTGATCGGCCAGCCCGAGCTATCGCGCCTGCTGGCCGCAGAAAACCGCGACATCCGCGAGATCGTGCAGCGCTGCACCCGCGTCGAACTCGGCCCCATGGACGCCGACCTGGAGGCCTACGTGCAACACAAGTTTGAGCGCGCCGGCGCTGATGTGCGCAGCGTGTTGGCCGCCGATGCCTACGGTGCCATTCGCGCCAAGCTGATACAGGTGGCCCGTGGTGGCAACCGCATGAACGACACGCGCAACCTGTGTTACCCCCTGGTGGTGAACAACCTGCTGTGCAAGGCCATGAACTTTGCCGCCCAAGAGCACTGGCCGCTTGTAGATAAGCAAGTGATTGCGGGGTGCTAGCCATGAAAACCTATCGCATCACCATCACCCAGGCCAACGGCCAGCAAGCCCTCTTTTTGGGCATCTACAGCGACGGCTTTCGCGCCGTGATTGCCGCCATCGACAACTTCCCCACCGCACAAAGAATTTCAGCCCGGAGACTGCCATGATGATCAAAAAACACCGTACCTGTGACCAGCTTGGCGTCTGCCAGGGCCTGGGCGCTGACCATTGCCCTGACTGCGATGCATGGGAGTGCGACGTGCGCTGCGCCCCGCACCCGGGCGAAGCTGCCCAGCCAACTTACCCGTTTGCCCCCGGCATCATCGAAGGCCCGCCGGTACCCGGTGGCCCGTTTGATGCGCCCTGGGGCATCAGTCTGAAAGATGCCGCCTTCATGCTGGGGGCGGTGCTGCTGTGCAGTGCTGCCGGTGGCCTGCTGGTGGGCTGGCTCAGTGGGTGGCCAAAATGAGCGGCGAACTGAGCTGCCCAGTGTGCGGCACCACCATCAGCATGGAGCACCTGCTGATCAACGCGGACGACCGATCTGTGGTGCTGCGCCTGCTGGCCATGGGTACGCCCATAGGTGCGGCGGTGGGCCAATACACCCGCCTGTTTGACCCGCCCAAAAGCCGCCTGACCATGCGCAAGCAGGCCCGCATTGTCAAGGAGCTGGTGCCCGACATAGAGCGCCGCGCCATCACCCACCGCGGCCGCGACTGGGCCGTGTCGCTGCCCATGTGGGAGGCCGGCATTGACCAGATGCTGGACGCCCGCAACGCTGGCAAGCTGGACCTGCCAATGACCAGCCACCGCTACCTGTACGCCATCTTGGCCGCGCTGGCCGACAAGGCCGAAGGCGAACAAGAGGCCGAAGCCCTGGCCGCTGCCCGCGCCGCCCCACGCCAGGCCACGGTGACAGTGCGCGGCCAGCCCCTACCCATGGGGCAGGCGCTGCAGCAAGTGTTTGGCAACCAAGACCCAACGCTGGCCAAGCTGGATGCCGAACGCGGCACCTATGCACCCATGCCAGCCGCAGCACGGGCGCAACTGGCCAAGCTCAAAAACCCCGGAGCCAAACCATGATTGAGAAAACCTACCACACCCAAAACCCGGTCAACATCCGAATACTCAACTACGTGGCCACCATGGGCCAGTGCACCGCAGCGCATCTGCATGCGATGTTTTTACCAGATGAAGCCAGCCGCGATGAGCGCAAGAGCATGGTCAACAAGCTGAGCTACCTGGTGTGCACCGAGCAGTTGCTGCGCCATGGCAAGGGCGAAACGGCCGTGCTGCGCATTGGCCCGCATGCCGGTGCGCCAGGTGTAAGGGGCAGGCGTGAAAAGCACATGGCAAATGCACGAGCTGCAGCGCTGGCCCCCTGTGTGAGCGCTGGCCCCGGTGCCTACCGGCCGCAGGTGGCCAGTGCCCCGGACCACAACCACATGGCGGTCGATGTGTACGTGCCGCCACCCGGCCCGGCGATGCGCCGTGGCGCACTACAACACGAAAGCTGTGCCAGCCGTGGTTGCAGGTGCTAAAGCCGTTACCAATTTATTTCCCACCAAGAAAAGGTCTTTCCAAAAATGGCTACCCGAATCAAATCCAAAACCCTGGCCGAAGTGCCGCAAAGCAAGAACGACTGTGCCGAAAGCATTCGCACCATTGGCGACCTGCAGCGCGAGTTTGAGCGCAACCGCGCTGCCATGAACGATGCCATTGCCGCCATCACCCAGGAGCACCAGCCCCTGCTGGCGGCGTTAAGTGAGCGAATCCAGGCGCTGCAAACCGGCGTTCAAGCCTGGTGCGAGGCGCACCGCGTTGACCTGTGCGGCGAGAACGACAAGCTGGGCAAAACGGCCAACCTGGTCACCGGCGAGGTGAGCTGGCGCATTCGCCCGCCGAGTGTGACGGTGCGCGATGTCGATGGCGTGCTCGACACCCTGCTGCGCATGGGCCTGGGCCGCTTTGTGCGCGTGAAAAACGAGCCCAACAAGGAGGCCATGCTCAATGAGCCCGACGCGGTGCGCGGCATTGCTGGCATCACCATCAAAAGCGGGGTGGAAGACTTCATCGTCACGCCGTTTGAGGCACAGGCTGAGGTGGCATGAACCAGCAGCAGGCCTATGACTGTTTGCCTGGCTTCGTAGCCGGCAAACATCGCAGAAGCTGCCGCAATTGCGTCTACGGCCGGCACATCACGCCCGCTACGTTGGCCCATATCAACGATGCGCCGATGCAGTGCGGCTACAAGTTTTGCACGGTCAGCGCAATGGGCATCTGCTATGCCTTTCGGCCGGGCGAGGCAATTGACTGCACCAGTCAGGCCCACCTGGGTGATCAAAGCAACGCCGATGCCACGGGCGTAGTGTCATGAGCCAAACCGTGCCCCGCCAATCCCACCTTGCCGCCATCCACGTGGCGCAAAAGGCCCTTGGTCTGTCGGCTGACGATGCCAGCGCGCTAAAGCTGGCCATCACCGGCAAGGCCAGCAGCGCTGACATGAGCGAGGTACAGCGCAAAAAGTACCTGGCGCACCTCAGCGGCCTGCAAGAGCGCGCCGGGCTGATTGCGCCGCGCCCGCAAAAGCGCACCTATGTGCAGCGCAACGCCGACGACGACCAGGACGAACGCTGGGGCAAGGCGCGCGCCCTGTGGCACGCCCTGGCCGCTGCCAAGGTGGTGCACACCAACACCGATGCCGCCCTGATGTCCTACATCAAGCGCCAGACCAAGCTGGAGCACTGGCGCTTTTTGAACAGCTACCAGGTCAACAGCGTGATAGAAGCGCTGAAAAAATGGTGCACCCGCTCTGGCATTGACCCCAACCCCGCACCAAGGAGCTAACCCCATGGCATTGCCAGATGCATCTGACGGCCGCATGGCCGAGCGCCGGCACGAGCTGTACGCTGACCTGATGGACCTGCTGCAGCGCCTGCTGGCCGAGTACGACGTGGGCAGCAATGAGGCGCTGCTGATAGCCAGCGACATGGCCGACCGCCTGGCCAACCACTGGGGCGGGCAAAATATCACCTTCCCCAAGGAATACCGGCGCAAGCTAAGTCGGCTTGAGCTGGAGATTTTTGACGCCTTCAAGGGGCACAATCTGTCTGCCATAGCGCAAACCTACAACATCAGTGAGCGCGGCCTGCGCAAGCTGATTGCCCGGGTGACCAAGCGGCTGCGCTGTGGCAACCAGCCCGGCCTGTTTGAGCCCCCGGCGCTGCCAGACCAGCACTGATCAGACCGCCCACCAGGTGCAGCAGAATCTGCCCTGGTTCCAAATACATTGGCACCCGGCCCCGGCACAGTACCGGGTATGCCACAAACCCCCCCGCTACAAATCTTCAAGCCCGGCCTGCACACCGCCATGAACGGTGCTGTGCTGCAGTTTTCTGAAGCAGACCTACAGAAAACTGTAGCCGCTTACGACCCCACCAAGCACGAGGCCCCGCTGGTGGTAGGCCACCCGGCACACGACGACCCCGCCTATGGCTGGGTGCAAGCGCTGCAGTTTGCGGGCGGTGCCCTGGATGCCATACCCGCGCAAGTCAACCCTGACTTTGCCGAGATGGTGGCCAGCGGCGCGTTCAAAAAAATCAGCGCCAGTTTCTATGCCCCCAACAGCCCGGCCAACCCGGTGCCAGGTATTTATTACCTGCGCCATGTGGGCTTTTTGGGTGCCACGGCACCAGCCGTGAAAGGCATGCGTGCACCACAGTTTGCCGCCACCGAAGAGGGCGTGCTGACCTTTGAGTTTGCCGAGCCACCCCCCATCACCACCCACCAGGAGCCCACCGTGATCGAGTCAGAGAAAGATGCCCTAGAGGCTGAAAACACCCGCCTGCGTGCCGAGCTGGCCGCCGCGCGCCGTACCGCCGTGCATGCCGCCAATGTGGCCTTTTGCGAAAGCTGTGCCGGTGTGCTGCCAGACCACCGGGCGCTGGCGGTAGAGATTGCCGACCAACTGGCGGCCCAACCGGTGCCGCTGGAGTTTGGCGAGGGTGACCAAAAGGCCCCGTTGCTGACGCACTTCAAGGCCTTTTTGAAAGCATTGGCAGCACCGGTGCAGTTTGGCGAAGCCGCCACCCGCGAGCGTGCTGCACCAGACCAACCTGCCGCCAGCGACGCAGACGCCCAGTTTGCCGACACCGCCACCCCCGAGCGCCTGGCACAGCACCGCGCTGTGCTGGCCTACATGGCGGCGCACAAAACCGACTACCAGACGGCTGCAAACGCCGTGGTGAAGTAGTCCGGCGCTGCTGCATTGACCACGAAATTTAAAGGAGCTTTTTGATATGGGACGTTTAAGCAAACTGCGGGTGGTTGACCCGGTGTTGACCAACCTGGCCACTGGCTACAGCAACGAGCAACTGGTGGGCGACCAGCTTATGCCGTTTGTGACGGTGGAGAAAGAAGGCGGAAAGATTCCACTGTTTGGCAAAGACCACTTCAAGGTGTACCAGACCGAGCGGGCGCTTCGGGCTAAGAGCAACCGCATCAACCCCGACGACATTGGCGAACTGGACGTGACGCTCGACGAGCACGACCTGGAATACCCGATTGATTATCGGGAGGATGCCGAGAGCGCCTTCCCCCTGCAGGCACGCGCCACCAATGCGGTGGTGGAGGGCATTCGCCTGCGGCATGAAAAGATGGTGGCCGACATGGTGCAAAACCCGGCCAACTATGCCGCTGGCAACAAGCTGGCGCTGAGCGGTGCAAGCTGCTTTACCGATGCAGCCAGCGACCCCGAAGGCGTGGTGATGGACGCCAAGTCAGCAGTACGGGCCAAGGTGATCAAGGAGCCCAACACGATGGTGATTGGCTACGCTGCCTGGTTGACCATGAAAAAGCATGCCAAGCTCAAAGCCATCTTGAGCGACAACCGCCCCCGCCTGGTGCAGTTGGCTGACCTGCGCGACATCTTTGAGATACCCAACATTGTGGTGGGCCGCGCCGTGTATGCCAGTGACGCTGGCGTGACGGCCGACATCTGGGGCGACAACATCGTGCTGGCCTATGTGCCCGGTGCCATGGGTGGGTCGCGCAGCCCGTATGAGCCGAGCTTTGGTTACACCTTGCGCAAGCGGGGTAACCCGGTGGTGGACACCCGCACAGAAGACGGCAAGATTGAGCTGATTCGCAACACCGACATCTTCCGGCCATTTTTGCTGGGCGCAGATGCGGGCTACCTGATCAGCAACGTCAACCTGTAACGAGCAGCAGCCATGGCGACCAAAAAGCCTGCTGCATTTGGGGCGCCTGTGAAAACGGCCCCAGATGCGCAGCAGCGCACCGACACACCAGCCTGGCAGGTGGGCGCGGTGCCGGTGTGCCATGACGGTGTGCGCTATGCACCCGGCGCGGTGATTGTGTTGACCAGCGCACAGGCGGCACGCCTGGGGCTGCAACAAGTTGTCAAGGATTCCTTGACATCTGGGGCTGCAACAAGCCCAAGCCTGACACCCAACTGATTAACTGGAGTAATTGAATGAAGACCGAGAAGATTTTGATGGTGACCACCATACTGGCCGCTGCGGCACTGGCGCGCTTTCGGCTGGTGGACTACAGCGGCAACCCAACCAGCGCGGCTGAGCGGGCGCTGGGCGTGGCGGTGACCAACTTTGACACCGGCGAGCAAGCCGGTGTGGCCGTCAAGGGCGAGGTGCTGGTGGAGGCCGGTGGCGCAATTGCTGTGGGGGCCGAGGTGGAAAGCGATGCGAGTAGCCGCGTGGTGACCAAGAACGCCGGTGTCGTGGTGGGGGTGGCGCGTGATGCGGCTGCAGCGGCCGGTGACATCATCCGCGTGCTGATCTAGCCCCACAGATGAGCCACTACAGCACCATTGACGATCTGGCCCAGGCCGCCACCAACGGCTGGGACGAGCTGGCCCAGCGCGCCGGTGGTGCGCTGGTGGACGGTGCGCTGCTCCAGGCCACCGCGCTGCTGGAAGACCGTAGCGCCTGGTCGCCAATGGCCCGCGCCCAAGCCGACGCGGCGCTGCTGCGCATCACCGCGCTGCTGGAGGCGGCCAGCCGCCATGCAGATACCTACCTGTTCCCCCGCTACCGCGCGGTGATGCCGCTGACACCTGAGCTGGTGCAAGCGTCAAGCCTGCCGCAGGCGGTGGCCGCCATTGCGCTCAAGCGCTTGTATGGGGCCAGCCTGCCTGATGACGTGCGCAATGGCACCAAGTGGGCCGACGACTACCTGCGAGACCTGAATAAGGGTGTGGTGAGCCTGGGCGCGGTGGACGATACCGTGGCCACGCCCGCCGGGCGCATGGTGAGCCGGGTGCCTGACAAGGCTTTTGACTGGGACGGGTACTGAGCATGGATCTCGACCTGCTGGCCCTGGAGACTGCGCTGCTGGAGCGCCTGCGCACGGCGCTGGCCGGCCAGATGCCGCCGGTGCATGTGCTTAGCCAGGACGATGTGGCTGCCGCGGCCGAAGAAAAGCAACTGGTGCCCGCAGTGCATGTGATTTACCAAAATTACCGTGTGCTGGAAAGCCGCAGCGACGGCAAGGCAGCGCGCATTGAACAGATTTGGCTGGCCGTGGTGGCCACCCGCAACACCCGCAACCTGGCATCCGCCACCAGCTCCCGCCGCCAGGCTGGCCTGCTGGGTGGGCAGGTGGCGAAGGCGCTGATGGGCTGGCGCGCACCGGGCACCGCCACGCCGTGGCGGCTGGTGGATGGCCCCGGTGCGGCGTTTGGCACTGGCTTTGGCTACCTGCCAATAGCCGTTGCCGCCGAGATGACTGTGACCGCCTGATATTGATTAACCCAAAGGACTTTGCATCATGACCGACACCGTTTACTACCCCTACCTTGGCTCCGGCAAAATCTACGCCCGCGCCTTTGGTGCCGCCGCTGGCCTGATGGAGCTGGGCAACGCGAGCAAGCTTGAGCTGGCCGTCAAGGAGGACAAGCAAAAGCTCAAGGACTACAGCAAGCCGGGCGGGGGCACCTATTCGTCAGTCAGTCGCATCAGCGAAGCTACCCTGCAGATGACGCTGAACGACCTGAACAAGTCAAACGTGGCCCGCGCCGTGTTTGGCACCGAGCTTGCGGTGGCAGGGGCCACCATTGTTGATGAAGCCGTGGTGGCCTACAAAGGTGCCATCGTGCCGCTGCTGCACCCCAACCCGACAGTAGTCACCGTCACCAACGACGCAGCCAGCACCACCTATGTGGCCAACACCGACTACGAAGTGCGCGCCGGTGGCATCTTCATCATTGCCGCAGGTGCCATCACCAACGCGCAAGCCCTGAAGGTGGACTACACGTTTGCCGCTTACGACCGGGTCGATGCCATGACCAGCTCGTCAATCCTGCTGGAACTGCATTTTGAGGGGTTGAATGAGGCCAACAGCGGCAAGCCGGTGATTGTGGACATCTACAAAGCCCAACTCAGCCCGACCAAGGCCCTGAGCCTGCTTGGTGACAAGTTTGCGGATCTGGAGGTTGAGGCTGAAGTGCTGGCCGACACCAGCAAGGTTGGAGCAGGCATCAGCCAGTATTTCCGCGTCAAGCTGGCTTAAGCGTTACCAAAAGCGGCCAGCGGGCCGCGCCCATTGTTGCCCATCAGTCAAACCCAATAAACCGCAATGGCCGACAACAAAGTAGAGATACAGGTACGCGCCAACGTAGAGGGCACTGCCGACATCACCAAGCTGGGCCAAAGCGTTGAAAACCTGGCCCCCGCAGGACAAGCCGCAGGTGCAGGCGCGCGTGACGCAGCCAGCGGCTTTGCCCAACTGGGGAAAACTGCACTCACACTCAACCAGGCCAAAGAACTCATCACCAGCCTGGTTCAAACCCTGGGCGGCGTGCCAGCCGAGGTACTCAAAACCGCCGACTCTTACAACAACCTGGCCGCCCGCGTGCAACTGGTGGCTGGTACCGGCCCGGCGTTTGAAGCCGCCTTCAACGGCATTGCCGAAGTAGCCAAACGCACCAGCAGCAACCTTGAGAGCACCGGCCTGCTGTTCACCAAGTTGGCCGAAGCTGGCAAAACCATGGGCATCGGCCAGGCCGAGGCCTTGAAACTGACTGAGACTGTCAACCAGGCCATTCAGTTGAGTGGTGCCAGCGCTGGCGCCAGCGATGCAGCTATCATCCAACTGGTGCAAGGCCTGCAAGGCGGCGTGCTGCGTGGCGATGAATTCAACAGCGTGATGGAGCAAAGCCCGCGCCTGGCCAAAGCGCTGGCTGACGGCCTGGGCGTCACGACCGGCGAGCTGCGCAAAATGGCCGAGGCTGGCCAGCTCAGCAGCGACACCGTCATCAAAGCCCTGCAAGGCCAAAGCGACGCGGTGGCCACCGAATTTGCCAAACTGCCCCCCACAGTTGGCCGCGCCCTTGAAAACCTCTCCACCAGTTGGACGCTTTACATCGGCGAAACCGACAAGGCCACTGGTGCCAGCAAGGCCGCCGCCAGCGTCATCGACGGTCTTGCCACCAACCTGAACACCATTGCCGGGTACCTGCTCGACGCAGGCCAGGCCGCAGCCGCCTTTGCCGCCATCAAGCTCGCGCAGGCCTTCACCGCCACCACCGTGGCCGCCACCCAGTCCACCGCTGCCGTGCTGGCCAACACCGCCGCCATCAACGCGGCCGGTGCTGCAGGCACAGCAGCGGGCGCTACGGTCAGCCGCTTTGCCAGTATCCTGAGCGGCCTCAAAACCTTTTCCCTGCTGGGGCTGATCACCAATTTTAAGGACATTGGTACCTTCATCGGCCAGGCAGCAGCCAGACTGGCAGGCTACAAAGACCGCACCGACGAGCTGGCCGAC